AAGTCTGAGTTGGCTTCATCATCAGCCATGCAGCGACTCAGAAAGTCATCGCGCGACTCACCCGTTTGCGGTTTGGGCATCTTGGGCCTCCGCAAGACCAGCGAAGTACTTGGTGGCATCGGCCAGGGCCAGCTCCAGCGCATCTGGTTGCTTGGGCTTGAGATCGGCCAATGCCGCGCGCACGATGTCTTCTGTGTTCGACCTGATGATGCCGATCACTTGGCTCAGTTGCTCTTCTGAGACCTCGACATCGACGTCTTCATCGCTGTGGTCGACATAGTCTTCGTCTTCACCGGACGCAGGCGCAGGCGCAGGCGCAGGCGCAGGCGCAGGCCCAAATGGGTTGGGCTGAGCATCACGACGCGCAAGTGCTTGCAGCGAGTAGTTCTGCTGCTGCAGATAGACCGACTCGCCACCCTCGACAGGCGGCAGGTTGCGGCGCTTGCGGGCTTCGTTGGGAGACATGATGGCGCCACCAACAGCCTTCGACAGCATGTCGATCTGCGTAGCGCTGTCCATGCGCAGCAGCCCATCAAGCTGCATCTCGACATGGTAGCGCATCGGAACACCAAGCCCTTCGGTGAGCAGGAGTTCGATGTTCTCGACCAGCACTTGCAAGCATCCTGTGTAGTACTGCGTCTCGAGTGCCTCGACGTTGTTGCTGCTCGGCATCGGACCACTGTTGATCTTGTACAGCGGCATGCTGAAGCAGCGGGCGACATCTTCGATGGTCCAGCCCAGTTGCTCGATCAGCTGGGCATCATGGGCCGGCACAGTCATCGGCTCGTACTTGAGCCCATCACCAAGGATGGCCAGTCGGCCTATGTTGAGTGACGAGTAGTTGCCTTCCCAGGCCTCTTTGAGTCGCTGCGCAGTCTCAGGGTTGATGGCGCCAGGGGCAGTGAGCACCCCAGACGGCCGAGACATGTTCTCGAAGAAAGTGCTGCTGTTGTGCTGGATGCGCATGCCCTGCGTGGCGCTGGCTCCGCAGGCATAGATCGGAGACACACCAACCAGCGGATGCCACAGTGTGACATAGCGGTCGTGAATGATCTCGCTGGCCGGCACGACCATGCTGCTCGGAATGCGAGTCAGATCATCACCACCAAGGCTGTAGTACAGATCGCCTTCTGGCGTGACCATCGGCGTCACGCGCCGAGGGTCCAGTGGGTACAGCCCATTGACCACACCACGAGCATCGCGACGCTTCAGCACATACGCATTGCCGTACAGCAGCTTGCTAGTGATCCAGTAGCTGATGAACTGGATGCGGTTCTGAAAGTGGTTGGGGAAGTACAGTGGGTTCCAGAATGGAGAGTTGAATGGTGCATCGACCAGCACACCATTTTCGTTCTCCTCCTTGAGCCGCAGGTCTAGCTTGGAGATGTCGTTGGCGATGCGGCTGATGCAAGAGAACACTGCACCAAATGCGGCAACAGCCCCGAGAGGCTCCACTTGAACACCGCGCTGCCATGCTCCGGCAAAGGGTTCGCGAATCCAGCCCCACAGCGACGAACGCACAGGGGTGGCCGTTGGTGCTGCGCCACCGAGCGCAGCCTTGCGCACGGTGACCTCAAAGCCCAACAGCTTCACGATTAGCCTTCTTGCGTTTCGTCGTCACCACTCATCGAGCTGGTTCCGACCACCATGGAGCTGCCGCGCGTGGTGCGCCGCGTGGTGCGCCGCGTGGTGGGCGCAGCTTCTTGCTCAGGCTCTGGCTCGGGCGCAGACTCTGCCTCGGAGGCAGGCTCGGGCTCGGGCTCGGGCGCAGGCGCAGGAGCAGGCTCGGGTGCAGGTGCGGGTGCGGGTGCCGTCACGTGCACGGGCTGCTCGACACTGCGTGCTTTGCCGCGCGTGATGAAGTAGCGAGCGTCGACTGCACTCGCCGAGAATTGGTCACCAGGCTTCAGCTCGAAACCCTCGTAGCGCATCGGCAGCAAGGCGATCAAGTGGCGGGTTTCATAGGCTTGCATGGCTGTCCTTTTGAAAAGACCCCGGAGGGGCTTTCACCACCTCCGGGGGAACACCACTCAACCTAGGAGTGGCAACTGCCCTGATGATCAGGAGCCGTAGCGCTGGGCACCGTCGATGAACTGGACGGCAGCGCTGCGGCGCTTGGTCCAGTAGATCCACCGATCGATCTTCACGCCCATCAACCCGTTCTGCCACAGGCTCACCAGCGACTGCGCACCGGCCGACGGAGCGTCGTTCAGCTGCAGCGAGGCTTCGCTCGACATGTCGATCATCATCTGACCGTCATCGGCCAGCAGGATCTCCCGCTGGTCGACCAGGATCAGGTGTTGATCGCCGGGCGAGCCACTCGGCGCCACGTTGTTGGACACCACCACGGGCAGACCGTAGAAGGTACCGCCATTCATGGTCAGGCCCGGGAATGCCGGGGTGTCCTGGTTGGTGCGCAGCAGCGACAGCGTGATGGCCAGCTGAGACGACATCACCCACACGCCAGTGGTGAGCGTGAGCTCGTTGCTGGCGAACTGCGCCATCAGGTAGCCGACGTCGTCGTCGATGGCCGCGAGCGTGGCGCCGGAGGCCTGCCGAGGCGTGACGCCGAACGTCAGCGACGGAGGCGACACGTTGGCCACACCAGCGTACACCGGATCGACCAGACGCTTGTCCAGGAACTGGCTGATGCCGTCGATCAGGTCCTGCCGCACCAGGGCTTCCGCGCTCGGGTTGCTCAGGCGAACGAGCTCGTCCGTCAGCACCACGATCGTGGAAGCCTTGGCCCACGGCAGCGTGATGTTGTCGAAGGCCAGCTTGTTCACCGGGGTGGGCGAGCCCTCGCCGACGAACGCACCCGTGATGCCAGCGGTCTGGCGCGGGATGCGGACGTTGAACGGCACACGGCGCACCGACGTCATGCGACCGAGGATGGTCGCCGGACGCAGCAGCTCGATGAACTCGCTCACCATGTCCTGGTATTGCACCAGCGGCCCAGCCCACGTGGTGTCGCTGGTGGTACCAGCGGCCACTGCGGCCTTGAGGACGATGCCGACCTCGGGCGTGCTGCCTTCCCAGCTCTTGGCGATCTGCTCGGCCTGCATGATGTTGCCCTTGGCGCGAGCCAGCGCGATGGCATAGCGGGTGAACGCAGTGCCCGGGGCGGTGTTGGCCTTCACGGAGATGCTCGACGCATTGCGCACCGGCACGTGGCCAGCGGGAGCGCCGGTGTCCCCGGTGATGGGCGTGGCCTTGTTGACCATGTTCTGCTCGTGGGCCTTGAGGCGGACCACGTGCTGCTCGATGCTCTTGACTTCGGAGCCGAGCGTGTCGTACTCTTCGGTCTCGGCCTCGTCCAGCGTGCGGCCTTCGGTGGCGGACTTGCTCATGATCTCGTCCATGCGGGCGAGTGCGGACTTGCGCTTCGTGTCGAACGCAGCCAGTTGTTCGGCGATGTTCATTTCAGTTCCTTTGGTGACTTGGGTTGCGGATTTGCGCCCCGAATCGCCGGGAGCAGGGGTGCTGGTGCGACCAGCAGCGTCGAGTCGGACGACCTTGCCAGCCCCTAGCGCGGAGCGTCGTGCGGCGTGGTCGGCAGACTTGATTGCGGTGATGTTGGCCTGGGCATTGGCCGGGATGGTCACGGCACTGAGCTCGTGCCAGGCCCATTTGATGTAGCGCACACCATAGGTGCCGTCGATGCGCGCATGCTCGAGAGCACTGAAGCCGATCGACAGACCGCGCACCAGCTGCATCTTCATCATGGACCACGCCTCGTCGAGTCGCGCCTTGAGCGACCCAGAGTCCGCAGCCATGTTGGCTGGCACACGAGCCACTTCGCCTTCGATCTCGATGCCCTTGTCGGTGACCTTGGCGGCAGTGATCCAGCCGATGGGCTGCCGCGCGTCGTGTTGCCACAGCAGCGGGATCGGCAGTTTGAACTCTGCACCCTTGGGCTCGACGATGTCGCCCACGCGGTCGGTGGCCGGAGTGGTGGCGATGCCCTTGAACTTGCGCGGCTTGTCCTCGTAGTCCTCGTCGTACGACTTGATCTCGAGGATCGCGTATGCTCTGTTCATCTTTTCCGCCTCTCTGTCGAGTTGATCTCGCTTGAGTCTGGACCATGACTGGCCAGGGTCTCCACCCCACAGGGCCCAGGCAATTCTACCCGCAGATGGGTAACCTTCCTCGCCTGGACTGAAGCCCTGACCACGTTTATCTACGGCATGGCGAGCAAAGTAGCTCACCATTCGTCGCACAGTTGATGGCGACAGATTCTTGCGATTGGAGATGTCACGCGCACGCGCAACACCGATCTCAGTGCCACCACGGCCGAACTCTCTACGCCACTCGAGACCACGCCGAGCCTCCTCGGCCATGGACTCGGTTGGTTTCAGATCAACAGCCATTGCGCCTCACGCAAACGACAAGTGGTACTTGGGCTCTTTGTCATCGGCCGCAGGCTCGGGCATGGCGCCGATGGCCATCGCTAGTGAGACCATGCCGTCGATGCGCCCTGTTGCCTTGGACTTGTCGAGCTTGCGGTTGCCGGCAGGGTCTGTCGTGATCACTGCATTGGCTGCGCACATAGTGAGCACAGGGTGATTGCCGTGCCGCAGCTTCGATTCGAGCAGTCTTGACTCAAGCTCGCGCAGTGCTGGCGACATGCTGATGAAGCCCTGTCCGAACTCAATGAACTTCTCCAATTCTCCCTCGGAAAACCCGGCACGCTCCAACCATGGGCGCAGAAATTTCATGTTGTAGCGATCGAATGCCACAGCAGCCACATCATGAGCATCGAAGAATCCGCGCAGGAATTCTGCAATGTGCTCATACTGAATTGACCGACCAGGAGTGAGCAGCAGATGGCCTTGCTTCGCCCACACATCATAAGGCACTCGATCATTGCGCGACTTTTCGCGGATGCCTTGCTCCGGCAACCAGAAGGTCGGCACAACGTCGTTGGCTTCGCTCACTGCAACGAATGCGCACAGGTCGCTCACAGAGGACAGGTCCAGGCCACAGTACACCTTCTGGCGCTCAATGGGTGCCGCAGGCTTGCCGTTGTCAGCCCACACATTGCGCGAGATGAATGGTGTGTTGCGCTCGACACGCTGGTTGAGGTTCAGGTTGCGGAACGATGGCTCGAATGACGGCATGCGCTGCGCCTTCTCGGCCAGCCGCTGAAGGTCGTCCAGCGAACGGAACTTGCCTGCGCCGGGATTGGACTTGAGCCACTGGGACTTGTCCATGATGTCGCAGTCCTTGTCGGCTGCGTACAGGTGGCACACTGTGTGCGGGTCTTTGCTGTTGAGCGCATCATCGATCCACACGCTCAGCAAGTCGTTGTCGCTGGCTGCTTGCGTCGAGATGACGATGAGCAGTGGGTTGCTGTGGGCACCTTGCGAGGTCTCCACAGCATCCACGAAGTCACTGTGTGGGCCGCGCACCTGACCGAGCTCGTCGAGGATCGCCACCACTGGCGACAACCCGTGCGCCGTCTTGGCCTCTGCGGAGATGGCCTTGTACTCGACATTGCGCATCAGTCCGAAGATGCTCTTGCCCGAAGGGGTGATCTTGGTGACGTTGGCCAGCCTCGGCTCGAGCTGAATCATCTTCACCATCAGCTTGAACACCAGTGCAGCTTGGTCCCGCGACTGCGCACCAGAGATGAGCTGAGAGTTGAGCTGCGCGACCGGGCCTGCGATGTGGGCGAGGCAGATGCCTGCGATCAATGCGGTCTTGCCGTTCTTGCGCGCAATGCTCAGGTACGCACGATTGGTGCCGTGAGGGTTGTCGTAGATTGCGATGATGAACTTGCGCTGGAACTCGTCGAGTTTGATGCGCTTGCCAACGTGAGCGCCCTCTGGCACACGGCAGTACTCTTCGATGAACGCACACACTCGCTCGCCTGTGGTCATCTTGGCCACATCAGCTTTGCGCACTGTGGTTTCGCGTCTCATGATGCGAGCAGTGATGCTTTCCCAGCCTCGTTGACCACATCACGCGCAGCCTTGCGAGCCTTTGCGCGTTGGGCGACAGCTGCCTTGTCCATCGGGAACACCAAGTGCAGCGCACGCATCACTCCGAGCTGCTGCTTGACGCCACGCTCAATCATGCTGAAGATCGGGTTGGCTGTGGGCTTGTCGTTGATCAAGATCACCGCAGGCTCATTGTCGGCCTGCTCACGCCAAGCCTTGAGGTCGGCCATGAGCTTGGCCAGTCCCACAGCAGTCTGGAGCTGGGCGTCGTCCCATTCGTCTGGGGACTTCATCTCCATGATGGCCTGCCACATCACCAGGTCCTTCTTGCGCATGGCCGCGCCAGTGGGTGGCTTGGGCAGAGGCTTCTGTACATCGATGAATGCCTCGATTGCGCCGTTGATGGTGTCGATGCCGCGTGCTTTGCGCATGATTGGTCGGGGTGACGTCTTGCCGGGGTTGATCTGGGGTCCTGCAGCGTCTGCTCAGTGTTCGGCTGTGGTCGAGCAGACTTCAGTGCTGGAGGACGCTGGGTTGGTCAATCTGGGCCTGGAGTTCAAAACGTTGTCGAGTGACGGATTGCGTGCGAAAAAGTGGTTGGGGGCGTT